CTTCTCATCCTTCTCCACACGCTCCATGAAGAGATCTGACGTCCAGCACGCATAGAACAGATCACGGGCCTTAAGATTCTCATCGCCCCGATTCCGACGCATCTCAAGCAGCGACCTTACTTCCAACATGTGCGGTTCGTAGTAGACGGCGATCGCGCCGGGTCGTTTCCCGCCACCCTGGTCCACGTATCGAGCAGTCTCATTGAATTGCCTCAGCATCGGAACTAACCCTGAACTGTTGCCACCAGTGCCTCCAATCGGAGCACCCACATTTCGAATATTGTGGATGTGCAATCCAATCCCACCCGCCGTCTTGGAAATTAGAGCACACCGCTTGAGTGCATCATAAATGCCCTCGATACTGTCATGATGAATCCCAGTAAGAAAACAAGAGGAGAGTTGCTGGATGGTAAGTCCCATGTAGAATTCGGTCGGGGTGCCGTAGATGTTCTTGAGGTCTTTGAGCAAAGTGTAGGTCTCCTGCACCTTCTCCAGATCACTGCCGTGGAAGCCCACGGCCACCCGCATCCACAAATGTTGCGGAAGCTCCTGAATCCCGCCCCGCTTCACCAGGTACGCTTTTTTCAACGTGCGCAGACCAAAATATGACAACTTGTAATCAGCCGAGTGATCGATCATTGCCTCATATGCAGATCCATGCTTGCGGACATTGGACAGGAACGAATCTTTGTAAACGCTTCGGCCCGCCTTGAGCCCGGCCTCTTGGATCCGCTCCACCACTGCGGCAAAGGTTCCCCGCTTCCGCTTCGCTCGGCGCTCCTCATCACTAGTGGGTGCAAACTTGGCTCGGTGATCCTTGTGCATAGCGGATACGGTGATGCGTGAGGCAAGCCAACCGTAGTCTGGGTGAGTGGTGTAGAGAGAGTAGGCTTCCTCTGCGCCAAGTTCATCAAGCTCCGACGTTTTCATGCCGTCGGCCAGTTGTTCAATCAGCTTCTGCGCCATTGTGTGGGGAGACACGGCAAGCTCAGGGCCCGGGCTCTTCGCCAGAGTCGTCATCCTCTTCAAAATCTTGTCGAATGAGACAGGTTCCTGTCGGCCACATCGTTTTGTCACGCGCATAGGTGGGCACGTCATACTCCCCATATACGTCATCAGGGTCTACATTGGTTGGGATAGAATTTGAACCAGAAGCGGGTGCAGACGCAGGAGCTTTTCCTGACTCAGCCGCATTATTCCCAAAGACTATCTTCACCTCTTCCTCCTCTTGCATAATAAGGGGCTTCGCTGATGGGGCTGCGGCTGCGGCCTCGGCCTCGGCTGCCGCACGCGCAGCAAGGATTTCATTCCAGGCGTATTTAAACCGCCACAGAACTGAGTTAAACCATGCTGGGTATCGCTCTACCGTAACCAGCGAGTGGTTCTCAAGTTGCCACCAGATCCTCTGCATCCATTCCATATGCGGATTGGACGTCCGGGTCTCTTTCTCCCACTTCTCATACTCGGCGAACTCAGTGATTGCAAGAGGAGGATAGTAATATCGGATGCGCTGTGTCACCGTGTCATAGAGCATTAGAAATGCGCCCTTGTGTTTGCCATCGGCGGTGCGGTTAAAGGTACCGTCAGCGTTGGCTGCATCCCATGTTGGATATTCGACAAACTGACACTCAAAAAAGTCACACAGCGGAAGGTTACATACCTCCATTTGCAATTGCATCTGTATCCAATACTCCCGCTTCGGAATGCCGGTCAGTTCACGGTTAACTACGTTCTTGATCTCGAGCATCCGACCATAAAATGGACCCGGTGTTGACACCACGCCGTCAGGGGAGGCACCTAGGAAAGAGTATTCAGAGTGGCGGATACAACCATATTCGTTCACCTCTAGATTGAACCACTGCGAATAGAGCGCCGTGGAGATGGGTTCATATCGCTTACCCCAATGCAATGACGATGAGGGGTTAGCGGCGGGGTCCTTCATCCCCAGTTGCGGCATGATCAGCTTCTCGCGGATCAGCGCCCGAAGCGATGCTTCGCTGGTGATTGCCTTCCAGGCTGTACTAGCCGAAATCAGAGTATGGCGATCCATGAACCATCCTGGAGTGCCTTGCGGATGGCAGACGTGATTATTAAGTCGTTCGATCACCACAGGATCAACGGTGAATTTTTGTACTTCCCACGGCATCATGGAGACAACGTGTGGGCGCTGTCTACGTTCTCCCCACAATGTGTGAATCTGGACGATGAGTTCAGCTCCTTGATGGAGCCAAGGGTTGCCCCAAAACCGGAGCATATGATCGGGATCCACCTGATTCAGGACTGCATCGATGGCCCGATCCCACCAGTCATCATAGCTAGCCTGCTCCGCGACAACATCGGCAAATGGAAGCACTTCATCCATCTCGAGTTCGGTGAGCGGCGGCGGAGATTCGGGAGTTGGAGGAGTTGGAGTTAACTCAGGGGATGAAGGAGTTGACGCTGGAGAGAATGCAAGAGGGGTAGGGGGGGGTGCGAATGATACTATTCCCACCTCTGTCATTCTGGTAGTTGCTTGTTTGCTTCAGGTGTAAGCTCCCAAGTGGTTTCGTCAGAGACCCATCTAGACGCATCTCAATTCTAATTAGCACTCTACCTGATGTCTTCTATGTCAACCGACGCCTCGCTCACGCTACCGACACCGGTGGGGACCATTACCCTCACGCCGAGCGAGATGCCAAAGGTTACGGAGGACACGGAGGACACGGAGGTTGTTAACTCAGCTTCAGCTTCTGCCCCAGCCCCAATCGCCCGAACCGGCTATGCCACCCAGCGCGAGGTCCTTCTTGATGGTCTCATTCGCTATTTCAGCAAAGATGATTTTGCAGCACTGGATCAGGTGTTGCCAATTATTAATCGCGAGGACGAGGTCAGTCTTCGTCTAGTAGATTGGTTTGTCACCAACTACGCAAAAAAGGCGCTAACCACCTATCACAACAACTCGGGACGTCGGTTCGTAGTGTACAACGAGTACAAATTGCGGCTCCGAAGTTACAAAAAGCGGCAGTTTGACCCTTTTTGCCGCTGGGATCGAATTACCATTCCATACCGCGACGGCAAGGAAGTCATCACCACTGTGGGTCAGCTCAACTTCTTTCGTTGGGCACTCGAAAACAAGGTCATTGACTTCATTCGCGAAAACCAAAAGGAGATCGAAGCTGATATGAACGCACGCAACAGCACTGCTCGGGCTAAGCCCACCATCTCAGGTTCGGGTGACAAGACCCGTCGCAAGCGGCAGGAACTCACCAGCTCCCGGGTCAAGGGGCTAAGCAAACAATCTGCACACATTACTATGGGATTCACCTAAGAGCCCTAATCAACAATGGGTAACACAATGTCGCACGTAGCTTCACCAGAAGATCCGCGCATTCGTCTTGTTGGACCCAACACCATCACTAACCCCACCACCCCCCTCTTGCTATTGGCCGCTCCAAGTACGGACTCGACTCCGTGGCGGATTAGGGGCACTGTTTCGGCTTTCGATGAAGAACGGCAAATCAATCGTCTCATCGAAACAAAAAATAGCGACTCCACACGCAAGATGGAGATTGTCTATTATGGCCTTAACTCGACCGATCCAGTTCCAGAGATTCAAGCTCGCAAGTTATTGCAGTACGGATTAGGCGCAAGCGTGTTCCGCGGTGGGCTCTTCGAATGGGGATTGTTGCGGGATGTATTCGGGGATGCGACCTACGGCATCGACAATAGCGGGAACGACCGGAGTATCAGCTTCAATTGTCTGGACTTCTTGGCCTAGCGACTTTGGAGCGTCGATGTCGAACAAAGCCACTCCATTTGCCTGGGCTTCGGTCAACGCAATGGTCCAATCATTGGTCGGATATGGAATGAGTGGATCATCTAATGTGGGGTCTCGTGAGAGGAATGCCACTGCAGTGGCAAGCAATTTGGCATATGGATCGTCGTGCTTGTCGCTGATGAGATCAGGATCATGGGCTTCGATTTTACTCTCGCAATCGTCTTCGCTCAGCTTGTCTCGCAGATTGTAGTAGTCCATTCCAGCGGGGATCGAGCCGTCCACTACGAGTACCGGGCAGTCAATCTGTGAGAGCCATTCGTTATGTGCCTCTTCGCAACGGCAGAGGTATTCGAACGATACGTCTTCACCTGCACGGTTGCGCTGGTCGATCCGATGCTTGGCTTCTGTCGGTGGGGTGTACACGTAAATGATGCCATCGGTGGTGGCGCATTCGGGACGTCTTGCTGTCAGCGTATTGAACGTGTTGTCGTAGATCCGCCATTCAATGTCGCTGAGGTGGCCATCGTCCCTTAGCATCTTCGCAAAGACCGAACGATCAGTTTCGACCGTTCGTTCTGATAGAATCACGTGGTCGTAGTTCTCGTTGTCAGACATTGCGGACTTGTCAGTTTTGCGTCGGCTGTCGCAGATGGCCGATATGACGCTGTCGTTGGCTTGCGTGGTAGCGGAGTACCGAGTCATCAGCGCATTAATCTGGAACATGAAGGAATAGCGCTGGATGTCCTCGTAGAAGTAGTTGAGGACGCTTTTGCCTTCGGTATCGGTGGTGTTGCACCAGGTCTTGACTGGCTCGTCCACTACGGTTAGTTGTGGTCGTGCAGAGTGTCGGTGTGGACGTACCGCCATCCAATATCGTAGGTTACTAAGGAACCGACTCTTGCCGGCACCAATCACGCCTTCGAGAGAGATGCGACGGATTTGGTCGTTGAAGGCCAAGCGGAGCATTCCCCTTGATCCCGACATCCTCTTTCCGAATTATATTTTACCGCAACTGAGCCGTCTTATCAATTTAGTAGCCTGGGCAAAAATTGAAACCAGTATAGAGCTGATACATGGGCAGACAGGACACCTTACGGTTACTGATGGCTCAGCACACCACAACAAATCCTTTCAGCCAGAGCAAGCTCACCCGACGGGAATGGGAAGGGCTCGAAGTCCCGCTGCCACCCGAAGAACTCGCCATCATGAAAATGATTGTTGCGGGTTGGAGCAATCCTGAGATCTGTACCAATCCACGACAATCGCTGTTGTCGGTGACGAAGCTGGGATCGCTGTCATCAGCCCATGACATTCTCTATGATCGTTACCTGCGAACACGGGTAGAAGCTCTGGCCAAAGAAGCCGATGTGCCGGCGCCCACGATCAATAAGTCCAAGAGGCAAGGCAAGAAAGAGGGCGGTGTAAGGCTGACAGCGGCCGATTCGATTCGTCTTGCCAACACTAACGCTGACGTTCTCGATACTCGGGTCGACATCTGGGAGGCCACGCTGCTGATGTTTGTCAACAACATGATCCACAACTGGAGCGATGCTGTTGGTTACTACACTCTGGCACGGGCGCTCGAGGCTCAGGTCGATGGCACTAACCCATACGTGCTCGGGTTTGTGAAGACAGTCTTGGAGAAGTGCAAGAATAAGGTGAAGGTGGAAACGATGGTGGAGAAGATTGAGGAAGCTTCCGAACTCAATCCCGTCTTGCAGACCTTTGCGAACCGGCGACTCTACCGACATCAGAAGGATCTCTTCGCCGCACTGAAGTCCGAGGGTTCAAAACTAATCATGTATCAGGCACCGACGGGCACGGGTAAGACGCTGTCACCATTGGCTGTAAGCGAGGGCTACAAGGTCATCTTCGTCTGTGCCTCGAAACATGTGGGAATGCAACTGGCGCGGGCGTGCATCAGCCTGGAAAAACGAATCGCTGTGGCCTTTGGCTGTCACGATGCTGGGGACATCCGATTGCATTACTACGCAGTCAGTGAATGCACTCGGCGACGCCGCACTGGAGCTATTGGCAAGATCGACCACAGCCAAGGACAAAAAGCCGACATCATGATCACTGATGCGATCTCGTACCTGTCTGCAATGCATTACATGTTGTCATTCAATACTGCCGATAAGCTGCTGGTGTACTGGGATGAGCCAACGATTGCAATGGACAAACCAAAAGACGATCTCCACGAGATTGTCCGGAAAAGCTGGGCCGAAAACCAGATTCCAAACATTGTGCTGTCGTCGGCCACACTGCCACCGCCGTCGGATCTGCCGCGGTTCATCGAGTATATTCAAAACCGCTTCAGCATCCCCAACAACCGTATCATCACCATCAACAACTACGAATGCGCTCGCACCGTGCCGATCCTGCTCAAGTCGGGTCACGTGGCCATGCCACACGTGGTGGCCGAGACGAAAGAAGAGTTGGTGAAGATGGCACAACAATGTTCATCCCGAGCCACCCTCTTGCGACACATCGATCTGGGAGTGGCGGCGCGGTACGTGCTAGCGGCTTGCAAGAGTGGAAGTGTGGAAATT